TGGAGGTTCTAGAATGTAATCAATTAAGTATTGTCGTTTCTTTACAATACGTTCAAATTCTTCATCTTCTTCAGTCATTGGTTTCCCTCCGTTGTAATGTCTTCTGTTCTATGTCGAGTGCAAGCCTTACCGCATGACTCATCCCAATTCTTTTGCGTTGTTACCTTGTCACCGCATCTAGTGACGTAATGATAGTTACCATCGTAGAACCTGTAGACTTTGCACCCATCTATCTCTTGTATGACTTGCATGGCGTGGCTTTTTTCACGCTCTTCTTTGCTTGGGCCAAAACCTAGCCACAAACCATATGCCATAGCCCATGCTAGAAAACACATAACAACGACAACAAGTATTGAGTAAATTATTTCTGCAAATGTTAGTCTCATGTGTTTAGCTCCTTTAGCTTGGCTTCTACCAATAACAAATCGTCATAAGGACTTTTGGTGCTTCCATGAATTTCTTGTCTTTCCTTATCCGTAAGTCCTCTCCATTTTGGGGGGTAATATACAAGATACCCAACAGGCTTATGCGCCATTTCAAATGTGCCTTTTCGTATATGTAAAGCATGAACTTCTGCGTCCCCACCTATGTCATTAGCAAGGGTGATTGCTTGCTCTCTAGTTTGTTCAATCCAAACAACTGATTCTTTAATCATGTGTTCTTCTCCTTCAGCTTGGCTTCAATGCGTCTTGCGTACACATCAATCGTCTGCGTTGGCAAACCTTGCAAGCACTCTTGTATTTCCTCATCAGTCAGTCCTACCCATGTGCGTTGTGGTTGGGTGTAAACAGGAATGGTGTATTCTTCTTTTGCGCCAGCTTCCATCTCCCTAAACAAAGAAGTCTTACAAGCACCGTGTCTGTTCATCCACGCCACAGGCTCATCTTTTGTTTCTAGTGCTTCTTTAATAATTTCAATAGCCTTGATGCGTTTGTCGTAGTCAAAATCAGTCAACGCTTCTAATGCAATTTGTAATGCTTCTTTAGTCATTTTGCATCTTCCCAAATCCATCCCAACAATTCAGTTGTGTTTTTGATTTGTTCATCAGTAGGTTTTTGAAACATTGCAAATTTTGTTGTAGGCCCACCACTATACAAACACCAGAAACCAACTGGCTCAGGAGGTTTGTAAAAAGTAATTTTAGTTTCTGTGTTAGTCATTCTTGTCCTCCATCTCTTTCAACATATGGTTCAACGCCATCATCTGTTTACTTTTCTCCATGCGTTGGGCATGAAGAAAATTCATTGCCTCGTTCAAGGCTTGAGTTGCCCCATACAGTTCAATGATCTCTTCTTTAATTTCTTCTTTGGTTTTCATTCTTCTACCCTTTCATATGTCATTTCAAAAATGTCAGGCTTGCATGGATAATGTTCGCCCTTCACGCCAGTAATAATCCAGTCTCCAGGAATGACGTAATGTGGCCCCTCCAATGTATCAATCATGCCCAAATCTTTACACTTAACACCTACAACATCTGCATACCAAGTTTCAGTGTTACCAGTTGTTGCAGGATAAACATCAGGATGGTCGCCATGTTTGAACCATTGCGTAGCCTCAATCACCACAGGTTTCTTTCTAAACTTCATTCTTGCCCCTTCCATCAGGATGTTCGTTAAATTCTGTTACCGCTTGGTGATGCAACATTGGCGCATTGCGTTTTAAATAACGCATTGCTAATCTTTTCCAATGTGGTTGATTGATGCAACTTTTAAAAATAATATGGTTTGATTCTTCAACTGCTTTTTCTGATACCAGTTTGGCAAAAGTCTCAAGGTCTTCAGTAAAACCCACCCAATCATCGCCAAATTGAGCATATACACCAAGCCTTTCAAAACCTGCTTGTTTAGCCAACTCTTTAATTTTTTCTTGCGTAATCATTTGCTATCTCCTCTTGCTCGAATTGCTTTAGATGTTTTCACTAATTGAGTCATTGCGCCTTGAATAAAACACTTTGCAATGTGTTCATCATCTTCAAGTTCATTTATGGCTTCTTGGTTTTGCAACATAGTCAAGTCACATAACTTAGCACACGCCTCACGTTCTTTTTCTGCTACCAGTTTGGCAAAGGCTTCAATCTGTTCTATCGTCACAGGTACAGTCAGGCTAACTTTATAAGGCGACCAATCTGCTTCACCTGTTGGCTCTGCCCATTGCGTATAAATACCAGACCATCCAGCCTTCTTAGCTATCTCTATGATTTCTTCTTTAGTCATTCTTGTCCCTTGCTCGGATTTTGTCCGCAATGATTTCAGAGTAATTACGCTCTAACCCATCTGCGTATGAGTCAGCAATCTTTGCACACTCTTCACATTCTTTTAGTATTGCCACTTCGATTTGTAACTCTGCGTTTTTCAACATCATTTGTCTGCCGTTTTCCATCAAATAATTTGCCAAATACAATACATCGTCTTTTTTGTATGGCATGGTTAATATTTGATCTGCAATATCAAATAGTTCTTCTTTAGTCATTTTTTCCCCTTTTACGAATAGCGAAAGCACAACCTCCTGCCCAATTCTCATCTTCTAGCGCATATTGATCACAAATCTTTGCACACGCCTCACGTTCTAGTTCTGCTATCCATCTACAAAGTTTTACAAAATGTTCTTGTATTAAAAAATAATCAATTTCTTCGTTAGTCATCTTTATGCTCCTGTATAAACATCCAAGCAATTACCGCTGCCACTATCAATGTAAACGCAGTTGCCATTAAGGCAATGATCAAGATGATTGTGTCCGTCATGATTCACCTATCAGTTTAAACGTGGTTGTTATCTTTTCCTGAATTGATTTTTTATCTGCGCCTTCTTTCATCTCCGCATCAATCCAACGCAGAGTTTCATACATCACCTCTGCATTGACGGCTCTTCTTAGCTTGTCTTCATCATCAGGGTAATTAAAGGATAGTGTGGCTTGCATTCTCATTCTTCCCCCTCGATTTGGCCAGTAGCCATTTATCACCTAACATTCGGATGGCCTTGACCCACTTGCGTTGGTTCTCCCTATTTTGATAATAGGGAATGTAGTCCACGTTGTATAACTTTCTTGCCCGTTTAAGCATTGTTATGTTCATAATGTTCCTTTAATTGTTGTGGCATTTTTTCTGTGATCCAGAAGCCATCTTTGTTTAAACTCATACCAGCAGCCAGCATTTCTTCGGTTGTCATGCATCTGCGGTCTACTCCAAACTTACCGATCCTGTGCCATATAAAAGGTTTGTTGCTGTTAAACCTTTGTTTACACGAACCGCATTGGTTTTTACTGCCCGTTAGTGGTTTCATTGGTCATCTTCTTTTTAACAAGTTCTAACTCGATAAGTTCTGCCATCGAGGTTCCCGATGGGAATCTCAACTGGGCAGCTTGCATCTCATAAATGTTGGCTATACAAGCTTCAATGCCTGCGTTATACCCTGCGGTGAATGGATCACCTTGGGAAAACTTAGAAGACAATGCTTCTCGTATAACCTGTGCCATTGTGACTCTGTACTTCTTTGAGTACTTCTTTAAGTCTGAGATATCTTTCGGTTCTAAATACGTCATTACCGCTTTATATTTAGAAGGTGTCATTTCGTTTCCATTCGTTAAATACATCCATCAGTTCGGTGAATCTTTCCTGCGCTTTCTTGTTTCCGTTGAGTTCAGTTCTTGATTCAATCCGACAGTATCGGCAGACTCCATCTGCCGCCCCCGTTTCACCATCTATATCTGTAAGATTGGTGGCCACAAGGAACTGTTGAAAAACAGGATCTCGGCAGATCATGCCTGCCGTCTTGACCATGTTGTTGTAAGGCACTGCTGACTCATCATCTGCAATGCGTTGTATAGCCACTGCATATCTTGCCCCAACAAAGTCACGCAGAATCTCTTCCGGAACCTCATCGGGGTGCATGGCAAGCGTTAAGATAAAACCTGTGCGGTCTTGCTTTAACGCTATCTTCCTTGCTTCAAAAGATAGTGCCATCAGAATGGATCTTCTTCATCTTGGGATTGATGCTCTTGACGGATACCGCCACCCTCTTTAGGAATGAAACGATCCACGGCCAAGGACAGGTATGTCTTTCCGTTCTTGTCGGTCTTCTTCCAACCTGACAACTTAACCACGTGACATCCATCTTCAATCTTGACATTGGTCAAGTCTTTCATGTTGATATGGATAGTCCCGTAGTAGTCGGGAGACTGTGGGCCTTTCTTAAAATTGGATGGGCGAAGTGATCCGCCGTCAGGCTTTTGTTTAAACGCTGTTGTATATGTCATGACTGCTCCTTGAGTTGTTTAAATTTGAGCTTAAGCTCGGTGAAATGATCTCTAACTTTCGCATAGAGATCGGGGTGAGAACGCTTGAGATCGTCCAATTGGGTTTGGTTGTTCTTCCAGTAGTCTGATAGATCGTTGACGCTTTGTACGTGCCAAGCCTTATTCGCATACTCAATCATGCCTTCAGCAAAGAGTTCTCGACTGGCATCATCCACGGGTGTACCCGAAACAACCTTCTTCACTGCCTTCTGAACTATGGCCTCCACCTTCTCTTGCTGCTCTTGTTTAAACGCAACATCCGCAGCTTCCTCGGGTACATCTTCTCCTGCATAAATGTAGAGTCCTAGGCCATGCAGGCTGACTGCCTTGGTCATGCAACGCATGATCGCAGTGTTGACTGCAAATGCATCAGGGTTGGTGATGGGTTTATTCCTGTAGTCCATGACTGGCAACATACAAGTACGGGGTTGGCCAAACATGGTGACGGTGACCCATACCATGCCTGTGCCGTTTACATCCATGTATGGTTTGCCGTCAAACTGTTCCACGTGAAACACTGCGCTTGGATCAGCTTTCAAAACTTCTGCCCACGCCCACGCCCAACTCAAATACGTTAAGCCATTCTTCTTTTCGGTATGGTCATTGACATTAATCTTCAGTAGATCCAAGGGCGAGTTCGGCTTGGTACTGGTCGCACCATTCGGCAACTCCGCAGTAGTTTCCTGTGCAACGGACGGGTTCACCTTTTCTAGTTTCGACATATCCTTTTTCCTTTTCTGCCAACTCTGTGGCTTCTTCGATTGATTTAAATAACTTGATGGCTGTTTTACGGCCTTCCCTCTTGACGGCATAGACTGTCTCTCTTTGCCATCTTTCCTCATCAGAGCAGAGCGGTAGCTCTTCTCCAAAGTCCTGAAACATCTTGGCATTGCGATGTTGTTCTAATCTGTCCCGAACGTAGGTTTCAGTCTTCACTGCATCCCACATTGGAATATCCACCATGTGAATAGGGGCTTTAGGATATCCATCCTTCTTTTCATGGCGACTGAAATCCCTAATGAAAGCGCAGATCTGTAATCCAACAACTTTACGTTTCTTTACCTTCTCAACTAACCACTTGTAGACATTCAGTTGTTGCTCCCATTCCACCTTGTCTTGCATGACTGCCCACGCAGAGGTGAACTTGTAGTCAATGATGACAATCCCCTCGGGGGTTTCTTTTTGCAAATCGATCTGTCCGGAGATGGCTATTTCGTCCACATTGATGAAGAGCCTCTCCTCCTGTATGTACCCGTCAGTTACGCCCCTTTCCATGACCACATGCAACGCAGAACCGAGCAATTGCCATAGGTTGTCAGCCACGTCCTGAACGACCTTCTCGTCATACTGCTCACGCAGTCTTCTGATGCGTGGAGGAGACATCAGTTCTGTTACGCTATACTGCGATGCTCCTTTAGAGTAATATTCCGTTGTCGCTAAAGTCATTAGCGTCTCAGGAACGTTCCAATTGTTTGTAATTTTCATTGACTCTCCTATAGGTGTTGAATGGATGATTTGAATAATATCACTATCGAAAACGATTTGCAAGCACTTTCATTATATATTTTAGGTGAGCCTGCAAGTAAAGCAAATTCACGCAGGGTGGTGCGTATTGGCAACATGTCTCGGTTGATCAAAAGCCAGAAAGCGTTGGATTATTGCGATAGGTTTAAACAGCAATGCAAGCCGCTGGCTAACCTGATGACTCGTGATGTCAGGGTGATCATGAAGATCTATTACGCTTCCCGCCGTCCGGATTTGGATGAGAGCTTGATTCTTGACCTGATGCAGGGTCTGGTCTATTTAAACGATAGACAGGTAAAAGAGCGTCACGTGTACTGGGGATTGGATAAAGAGAATCCAAGAGCCGAGATTATTGTCGAGGAGTTGCCGACAAAAAAGCCCCGCACTAAGGCGGGGCAAAGGACAACTGCAAGTTTGCAAAGAAAATGAAAATAACTTGCAAAGGAATATTAGCACATAATAGAATGAAGGTACATCAAGAAGTGTAGAGATTGGTGGGTATGAAGTCGGTCAACGGTGCGCTGAACGTCTAGAGTCTGGCCAGTAATCTAGCGATAACATCTTCATCCCGATGCTCCACGCAGGTCATGACTGCAACAGTCTCTACTCTTGTTGGTGTGCAACGGGTTAGCGCCGTTGTAAACTCCTATTTGAGTTTGGAACACAACACACTGCTTTATGTGCCACCAACTTTTTTTTAAAAGGGTATTGACAAGTCTTGATACTTGTTGATACACTGCGATCACTAATTGGAAGTGGAACTCCGATTAAGAGCCGTTAAATCAAACTCCGACCCCGCATGGGGTTGCGATAGCCCACAAGGTTATTGTGTTCCACCGGGGTTTGACTTAACGGCTTTTTTTTTGTCTCCATTTTTCTATAACTCATTCACTGGTCGGTTAACAGTAGCGGTGAATGTTTAAACCCCCTACTATGGGAAAGACAAGGAAGCAGGGGTACGGGTGGCGAAGTTAGCGCCCTATTGTCGAACGGCTGACGAGTCACGTGGCTCCGGAGAGCATGGTGTAAAGGGCTTAGGATAGGCTAAGTCCGTCCACCAAAGAGCATCCCCTTGGGGATGCAATGACGGCAAGTAAAGGTATGACGGCTAAGACAGGGGGTTATCACTAACCATGCGTGTTGTATTAACAAAGGAAGAGTTATTCATCTGCCGAACCCTCGGGGTCATGAGGAGATCTGCGGCGATGGGGAATGTTGTAGATCAACAGATGGGTAACCAAGAGACTTGGGCTATTGATATTGATGGAATGATAGGTGAATACTGTGTGGCTAAGTATTTGAACCTATGCCCCGATCTGACGGTCGGGGTAAGATCAGGAGGGGCAGATCTCATGACCCACAAGGGAATGAGTATGGATGTTAAAACTACTCGGCACAAAAACGGTAGGCTTTTAGCAACACTAAAGAAGATAGAAGATCCTTGTGATATTTACGTTCTTGCCATCGTTGATGACACGGGCGCAGATATTATTGGATGGGCAAGGAAGAATGATCTCTTCCAAGATAAAAACAAAGTGGATTTAGGGTTTGGTGAAGGCTATGCCCTCGAACAAAATCAATTAAAGGAATTCAAAAATGGCAACTCGTAATTACAAACAAGAATATGAAAGATATGACGGCACTCCAGAGGTTAAAAAGAAAAGGGCAGAGAGAAACAAAGCACGGGCAATGTTAGAAAAAGCAGGCGTGGTTCACAAAGGCGATGGTAAAGACGTTGACCACAAACGACCCCTCAGCAAAGGGGGAACTACGGTCATGGGGAATCTTCAGGCAAAACCTGCCAGCCAGAATCGCTCGTTTAAACGGAAATCTGATGGCAGCATGAAATGAATCCCGAGTTCATTGAGCAGTTCCATTTTGCCGACACGCTCAGGGTGACATGCCCCAATTGCAAAACCGAGCGTAAGAAATCCAACAACAAAGACATGAGGCTGACCCGTCAACCAGACGGGGCAGTTCTCTACCATTGCCATCATTGCCAAACAAACGGGTCAGTGCAACCCAAGGAGAGATATGTGTCAGCAGTACCCAACATTCAAGTAGTCAGTAACGCACTGACGACCCCTCACTATGATTACCTCAAGTCGAGGGGGATATCAAAAGAGACCGCAGATAAAATGAAGCTGTTTGCGGCGGACAAGTTCTTTGGTCGTTTAAACAAAACCAGCGCAGCCATCGGCTTCCCGTATTACCGAGACGGCGCTTTGGTGGCAGTCAAGTACCGTGCCTTCCCTGATAAAGACTTCACGCAGGAATCAGGTGGGGCGCATGATTTCTTTGGAATAGATCACGTGGTCAAGGGTAAACCCTTGGTCATTGTAGAGGGTGAGATTGATGCCCTGACCCTCATGGAGGCAGGGATAGAGAATGCAGTCTCCGTGCCTAGCGGTGCGCCCATCAAAGTAGCGGATGGTAAGGTCTCCCCATCAGAAGACAAAAGATTCGCCTTTGTATGGAACGCCAGAGAGATCATTGATTCTGCGCCTTATGTGATTATCGCCACTGATCAAGACACCGCAGGACAGGCGTTGGCCGAGGAGTTGGCAAGAAGGATAGGCAAAGACAAATGTCGGCTTGCCAAGTTCGACATGAAAGATTTAAACGAGGTATATCTTGATGACCCTTTTCGGATTGAAGATATCCTGAACGATGCGACACCTTACCCGATCTCAGGGTTGTCGATGGCCGAATCTTACGTGGATCGTTTAAACGACCTCTACGCAGCGGGAACGGGTAAGGGTGCATCGACTGGATATTCTTCGCTGGATAACGTTTACACGATAGCTACATCGCAGTTGTCTGTCGTCACTGGCTATCCTTCGTCAGGCAAGTCCAACTTTGTTGATCAGTTGATGGTCAATCTAGCCAAGAATGAGGACTGGAAGTTTGCAGTATGTTCGTTTGAGAATCAGCCCGAGATTCATATCTCAAGGCTCATGGAGATTTACACCAAGAAAAGATTCTTTGACGGCAAGGAACGGATGACTCAGGAGGAAAAGGATCATGCGTTTAAATGGGTCAATGAGCATTTTCTGTTCATTGATACAAACGGGGAAGAGCCAAGCACACTGGAATCCATCCTTGAACGGGCAAAGGTGGCGGTGAAAAGGATGGGCATTCGGGGGATGGTGATTGATCCCTATAACTACATCGATTTAAACAGGGACTCGACCGAGACTGAGGCTATCTCCAATATGCTTTCCAAGGTACAAAGGTTTGTTAAAACGCACGACATCCATTGTTGGTTCGTAGCTCACCCCTCCAAAATTAACCGCAGTGGGGTGGAACAACCACGGCCTGATGGCATGGCCATCTCAGGATCAATGGCATGGTGGGCTAAGACGGATTGTGGAATCACAATCCACAGAAAAGATCATTACGTAGAGGTGGCAGTGTGGAAATGTAGGTATAGATGGGTGGGTACGCAGGGGGAAACGACCCTTCTATATAACAAGACATCAGGCACGTACTCCGAGAACCTCGACACCTTCTAGCTCATGGGGTGAGCTTTGTTTAAACGCAAGGCTTTCCCTCCGCCAGAATCCCCAGGAACAGTTGTTTAAACGCAATGACCTACCTGGAACTCACAGCGGTCTTCTGTTTAAACGCAAATCCTGGTGGGGACAAAAAAAAGCGCCCCGAAAGGCGCTTAAGTTTTACATTTATATACCGCTCCAAACATCGTTTTGTACTGGCCAAAGGCTCGTGGGGTTTTATCGTACCCCATCTTGTAAACCCTCCATCGGCCATCGTACTTGATGTATTTCTCCCCTGCGTTGACCTCCATGTCAGAGTTTATAAGTTCAATAATATGATCATATTTGTACGTCTGCTTTAGGAAATCGGGGTCACGGCACGTTAAGGCTTTGACCTTCAATGCATAGGCTTGTTGGGTGCAACAAGCTCATCATAGAGAACCGATGAATAATTCAGGAAGTCTTCCTTCGTCACGTCATTGTGTCTCATGATGTTTAAACAGACACTCATGAGGGTAGCAAAGGCGACCTCCTGCTCTATTTCGTTTTCAATGAGTAGATCAACAACCTTGTCGTTGAGGTCAACGATTTGTTTTAATGGGTTCATATTCCCTCCACTCGTTTGACAATGTCCATTGCATCGGGTTCATAGGGTGCAAGCACCTTAATGAGTTCATACATCTGCGGGGCAAAGGCAATCATCCTTGCGTTGTCCCTTTGTGCCTCAAGGGTCAGCACTTTAGATGAACAGTCAGCGATCCGAACATCTCCCGCTTTTGTGTATTCCCACACTGTCGTTTTATCGGGCGAACCGATCCACCATTGTTTAAACATCATGGCCTCCAGTAAAGTAGATCAATCAATATAACAACAACGGCAATCGCATAAGCGAGGGTCAGCGCCCATGAATCATCAATTGGTTTCATCTTCAGTCTCCCATGAACGGTTTTCAAACTCAGTCACCAATGCCTCGTCTGACATTTTGTCATAGGCAATCCCAAAGCGCAGAATGTAATCCAAGTACTCAACGTCATCATGTTGCATGGCCTGACGTATTGTCTCAATATCATCTTCGACTAATCGGTCAATCATTACTTGTCTATTCATTTTAGTTCTCCTCGATTTGTTCGTCCACGTCCGACTGGTCGTATCCAGTCAATATTTCAGGCCGATAATGGCTCAACACCTCATCAACACACCTAGAACATACCCTCGCAAGAGGGATGTTTTGTGCGTCTGTTTCCCACCATGATTCTTCTTTTGTATGATTACATCTCACGACTCTTCTCCCTTTTTAGAATATTACTCACCCAAACCTCAATCTCTTGATCGGACATTCGGCCGATCACCACGCCTGCCAACTCGTAGAATGTCATGTTGGCCATCTGTTTAAACATAGCGTCCACTATGTCATCTCCCCACGTCTGCTTGATGGTTTCAATTTGCATGGGGAATTCCCCTGAAATAACGCAAAGCACTACGGTCATTATTGTCAAGGTCATCAATGCATGACTCCATGTCATCGAGCGCCTGCTCGAATGAATCAAGGCCTTGCAAGTCCATGTAGTCAATGACGGCTTGCTCTGCTGACTCGCCTGTGTGAATGAATGGTGTACCCATTATTTTTCGTCCTCCACTTCCATGTTGTAGGCTTTGTTTTCCTCCCTTTCAATTTCATCCATCCATTCTTCCACGTAAGGGATTGGAGGGAAATCCTCCCTGATTTCAGTTGCGCCATCATCCCACGTGATTTGGACTGCATAAGATTTAATTCTTCTATCAAACATTTTCATTCCCCCTTATTGAGTTTATTAAGATTGATTACTTCCTTCCGCTTGGCCTGTCTTTTCAGAATGACCCTCGCCCTCGCCCCGTACTTATCGCCCGATTGTGGAGCGCAACAGGGGCAGGCGAACCCCCCGTTGCCCACGACTGAAAACCTCTTGTAAATGCCCTTCATGATTCCCCCTTATGCTACTAATTTGATTTGTTTAAACGATGCGTTTGCCAAGTCTTTAACATCCCTGATGCAGATGTTGTTCTCATACACTCTCGACACGTCTAACTCGATGCCCACGCCCACGGTTGTAATGCCGAGGTTGTTGCCCTGTTTGATCTGAGCGATCACCTCATCAGCCCATCCATTACCATCGGTGAGGACGAATGCAATTTTGCGTGACTCGGGACGTGCGTTGAGGATCTCATGAGCGTAGCGAATTGCAAAGTAATCGTTGGTTGCGTAATTTGGGTTGAACTTTGCAAGTATTCTCTTGGCCTTGGCCACTGGCGTATTGAACGGGACAAGTGTTGAGGTGCGGTGATTGAATGCAATGATCTGCACGGCCACGCCTGCCTGAGTGAGGGTCTCATAAAGTGCAACGCACGTCTTGACGGCATTTGTAGTGCGTGACCCTGACATAGATCCTGACGCATCGAGGACAATCACGACCGCAGAATCAATACCGCCCTCTTCATGATGGCGTTTAAACACACGCACATTACCAGTGGCAATCGATGCAAGTGCGGATGAATTGATCTGCCCTGCCTTGCGGTTTAATTGGTACTCATCAAGTCCTGAGTCCTCGAAAAGTTTACGCACTTCATGACGTAGTCTTGAAGGCACGGCCACTGTAGTATCGTGATTGAGGCGATCGCTAGTGTGATCCTCTGCGTCTCCGAGTCCTGCCTCTTTATTGTATGACCCGATGCCTGCTTGACCCTCGGGGACTTCACAATTCGGTTCTGTTTCCCGTGCGTCTTGGCCATCGACTGGAGCGGTCGCTACGCCTTGATCGCCCTCGCCTGCACCCTCACCCTCACCCTCGCCTGTTTGATCGCCCTGAGCGTCTCCTGTGGCCTCCTGAGTACCCTCCTCGCCCTTGTCTTGACCCTTGTCTTGACCCTTGTCTTGACCCTTGTCTTGACCCTTGTCTTGACCCTTGTCTTGACCTTGATCTGGTGACTGCTTGGGCAGTTGTTTCAATTGAGACATGATCCACTCTGCAATTTTCAAGGTGTCACGGCTTGACTTGGCACTGTCAATTCGAACACTGGCCTCATCGAATATTGGAGCGAGTCCCTCGGGCAGTGCGATCCTCTTGGCGTAACGTCTGCCGTGGCAGGCAAACAGCCAAGGGTAATTACGGGGGTCGGCCATGCCCTCAGTGCCTGCCTCTGCGATCATTTGATTAATCAGCTTGCTAAAAACGCCTGCAACGTTGCCCGTCATGCCGTCTGCGATTGCCTTGCGCTCGATCCACACGTCCTCTACTGCGTTATGCAACTGTCTCATGTATTGAGTTGTGGCATTGACTGAGAAATCAGTGTACCTGACGTGACACAATTCATGGATGACGAACCCCACGTAGCGATCCAAAAAAGCCTGAGTAAGGATCGCATCGTCTGCCACGTCTGCGAGCTTGACGAACCCCTGCGAATTAACCGAGGCAGTGGGGATATTTTCCCAACTCATGCCGTTAATTTTAAGAGTGCTATTGGCGCTGATTTTATTGAGGATCGACTCGACCCCTGCTTTGAATGTATGACCTTTCATTATTTCACCCCCAAGTACTTGTTGAAAATTTCAGCGTTTAAACAGGCAGACCCGATGCCCCTTAAGGCGATACCTGAGTCCTCGACCTGACGGTTAACCATGACTGACTCCCATGCCTCGACCATGCCAAGGTAAGGCACGGCCTGAATGAACCCGATCACCTGACGAATGGACGGTGCGTCCAGTATGTCCCCAGTCTCGACCTTGGCACGTGCAGTATGCACGGCCTTGAGTACGTGCGTGGCCAATTCACGACTGCATCCTGTATGCTTGACCACTGCATCGATCTCAAGATGCATTGGCAGGAAAGTAAATTTGATCACTGCGGTAAAGCGATCACCCAATGCAGAGTTCGTTGTGCGAGTCCCTGCATATCGGCCTGTGGTGTCACCATTGAGGAGGGTATTGTCTGCCCCGAAAATAATCACGCCCTCAGCCTTACGCCACACTTGACCCCCGTAGGTGACCTTGGCATTGGGTTCGAGAAACCCGTTCAAGGGTGCTAGCTCGCCTTGGTCTGCGTTAGTGATTTCATCCAAGAGGATCACAGTCGAGGGGGCAGTGTAAGCCCGCAGGAAGTCACCCTGTTTAAACACTGTTGCCCCGTTCTCCAAGCCCACATCTCCAAGGTAATCCGAGGCAGTGGTGTACTTGTGAAAGTTGTAGCGCATGAACCCACGGCCTGTACGTGCCGAGAATTGCTCGGCAGTCTGACTCTTGCCTGTACCCTTTTCACCCCCGAACCAAGTATTCCTGCCCGTGTCCTGAGCGAAAGCGAGGGTTCGCAGAATGGACTCAGTCCAAATAAAGCAGGGGTCAACCGCAGGGGCAGTAGAGTCATTGTAGATATCGAATTCAAAGGGGAGGTCAACCCCAAAAACATCAAGGCAGGATCTGCGATCCACTTTGACCACGGGGTTTAAATTAGCGACCTTGGCCTCTGACCCTGATGCAATGACGGCCTGTTTAAACGGGGCAAAGGCGTTGTCAATCAGGGTCTCAAGCTTGCGATTGACCTCTGCCTGATCCACTCCAACGCTGACCTCGGCAATGTCTGCGAGTGAGTCCTCGATCCTCTGAATGGCCTTAGACTGCACGTCTAGGGTGTTGGTCAAGGCCTTGATTTTCTCGACTGATTCCAAGGCCACGGCCTGAGCATTATTGGCCACTGCCTCGATGGCAGGGTTAGCCGTACTGACAACGGGGGCGAATGGTAGTGCTTGTCTCACGTCATCGACACTCAATTTGCCTGCATCGATTTGGCCATCGAGCCACTGGATCATGACGGTTTTTTCGGCAGGCGTTGACCCTGAAAATTTGATGTAAGCCCCTGCAATCGTTGCCGTGGGCAGAGAGGCCATGACTTGTTTGTTGACGATTCCCATAATTTTTATCCTTATGCTAGGGTTAGAGCTTGGCCATCGATGGGGCAGGCAGGCAAACGGGGACTGCCGTATTCATCGAATGCCCACTTAGAGGTGAGTCGAATGGTATAACCACAGGCACACATGGCCTTGAGCATCCTAGTGCCTTGAGTCTTACGGGTAGCGTAGGACAATTGAGCATGAGGGTAGTCACCAAGGGATTGAATGATCGCCCCGTATCGTGACATGAAATCGACTGCCCCTGATGTTGCCTTGTATCCACGTGTTGCCGAGGGAACTAAGCCCATATAATCGGCGATGCGTTTAAACGTTGCACCATGATTCATTGCCCCGTTCGTTGTGTGGCAGAGTTCATGGATCACGCACTCAGCGACTGCTTGAGGGTCGGCCAATTCAGGGGAGATCAAAATCTCAAAGTGGTTATCGCCTGAGTTCTGAGCAGGGAAACACTCACCGATTGCACGGGAGCGCTTGGCATTCAAAGGGAAACCGCAAGTAATGCGAATGGCCTGCGGTAAGGGAAACCCGTAAAGGTCAAACATGGGGCGCAACTCTTGAATGAGTGCGACAAGATACTCCTCACGTGTAGAAAACATAAAACCTCCGATTAAAGAATGGCAATATCGCCACGTACAAGGCCAGTGTTTAAATCTCAACCTCTGAACCTTTAACGCATGATATCACTATTGGTTGACAAGGTGCAAGTAATATTTTAATTTATTTTATTTGAGGGCAATTCAAAGCCTTATATATTAGAGGACGGCCTGCACTGCGTTTGTGTATCTAAGTATTCATTTTGAGTTTAAGCATAGAGTATGCCAAGGGTCAATAACTTAACATAATCAGACCGATTTTTAGCCTCTTGGTGAGCCGATCGGGTGTCGGACATGGTTTACTATTGAAAAGTTTTTTTGAGCGATTCTAGGGGTGTTTTAAGCGTTTTAGAGAACTATAGTTCTAGCGTGTGTATTTGAAAATAAAAGGGTTACAAAGTACATATAAATTGAATACTATTAATGTATATGTGGATAAAGCTGGGTATAAACTGTGGATAACATCCTGTGGATAACATTTGTGAGTTATACACTACAGTGGATAAGCTGTTGACAAGAACGACACTGTAATTACAATCAGGGTTAGTCAGTGTTGCAGGTGATTACTACGGGGAGTGTTTAAACATGGGCAGAACCACCAGTGAAGAGTACTTGGCCAAGCTTGAGGAGCTTGAGTCGAGCGATGAAAATTCGGGCGAGGGGGAGATGAGCGAAGCGGAGCGGTTAGCCATGCTCGCAGATAAACCAAAGGTAAGGAGAGACGGCCAAGTAGTGGGATCAATGCATAAGAGGGAAAGGCCATTGTCGGCATCCCAAGTGGCCTTTGCGAACTGTCTTATTAGAGGGGCAACCCTCAAGGTTGCCTACAGAGAGGCTTATCCTAATTCAAAGGCTAACGATGCTTGCGTCATGTCCAATGCGTCCAAGCTTGCAAAGGATATTAGGATTAAACGGCTAGTGAATGATGGGGTTGAAGAGACCATCGAACACTTAAGTGAGGATGTGGCGGGGACAAAGCGATATGTGTTGAAACAACTGTTGGCACATAGTAAAGAGGCCAAGCAGGAAGGAACCAAATTAAAAGCACTGGAACTACTCGGCAAGTCTGTCGGCCTCTTCATTGACAAGACGCAGACTGAGGTCAAGCAGGCAACACCTGACGAACTCAAGCGAGAGCTAGCCACTCACTTAAAGCTACTCAACAACGTGCGTCCTCTGCCTGCTACGGTCATCAAGGCCGTGTAAACGCAGGCGTGTAAACGGGTTGCACGTGTAAACGGGGCGTGGCCGTGACCCACTGCCCCCCAACCCCCCTCCCTGGGCAGCGACCACCCTGCCAGCCTGTACGCTCTAATCCCCACAAACAAATACCCCACCCCCTCAAATAGAACGTTCTCATCCCAAATCCCATTTCAATACCCCGGGGGTATATATATTTTTAAAAAGGTCTTGTGAACGTTCTGTAATACGTTTAAACTACTGATTGTTTAAACAGGAGCAAAGCGATGATGAGCATGAAATGTGAGGATTTATGACTGAGAAAGATCAGCTCATATTAGATTTCATTAAAGCCTACATTAAGTTGCATGGTGTAGCGCCGTCTTATTCTGTAATAGCCCGTGGAGTTAATAAACAATCTAAGTCCAATATACATAGGGTGGTACATAAATTGATAGACGAAGGCAAGATAGCCATGAAACCTCATAAGGCAAGAAGCATTAGGGTGACGGACAGATCTGTAAAGGCCGTGGCTGCTTTATGACATTGCTAACCAAGCAAGAGATAGCCGATTACCTATCCATAGTGGATAGGGTAGATGAGAATGAGCAGAACAAGATTAGGCAGTTGTTAGAATATGACAGGGTAGAAAGATGCCGTGAGTCTTTTATATTCTTTGCTTCTCAGATGTGGCCTGTGTTTATATCAGGTAAACATCATCAGATTATGGCTGATGCTTTTGAGCGTGTAGCCGCCGGAAGTCTTAAGAGGTTGATTATCAATATGCCTCCTAGGCATACCAAGTCAGAGTTTGCTTCTTTTTTATTGCCTTCATGGTTTTTGGGTAAGTTTCCAGAAAAGAAAATTATACAGACAGCTCACACCGCAGAATTAGCCGTAGGCTTTGGGCGGAAGGTAAGGAATCTTGTTTCATCGGATGTTTATGGAAGAGTATTTGATACAAAGTTATCGTCAGATAGTAAGGCTGCTGGAAGATGGAACACTCACATGGGTGGTGATTACTTTGCTATCGGTGTTGGCGGCGCTGTTACAGGTAAAGGGGCTGATCTTTTAATCATAGATGACCCTCATTCGGAGCAGGAAGCCAAGCAAGGCAACCCTGCGGTCTTTGATCAGGTGTATGAGTGGTACACATCTGGCCCTCGGCAGCGTTTACAGCCTGGAGGAGCCATCATTATTGTGATGACTCGTTGGTCTAAGAGGGATTTAACAGGACAAATTCTTAAAAATCAGGCAAAAGAAGGGGTAGATCAGTGGGAAATCATTGATTTTCCTGCTATTTTGCCGTCAGGAACCCCTCTTTGGCCGGGATTTTGGTCTAAAGAAGCCTTAGAAAGCCTTAGATCTGAACTTCCAGTATCTAAATGGGAAGCGCAGTATCAACAAAACCCCACCTCAGAGGAAGGTGCGATCATTAAAAGGGATATGTGGAAGATATGGCCAGATGAATATCCCCCGGCATGTGATTACATCATCCAATCTTGGGACACGGCCTTTGAAAAAAACAACAGGGCCGACTTCTCAGCCTGTACAACGTGGGGAGTCTTCTACCATCCCAACGCCCAAGGTGTTTCTAAGGCCAATATCATCATGTTGGATGCGTTTAAAGAGAGGATGGAGTTCCCAGATCTTAAAAAGAAGGCTCTTGAGATGTTTAAACAGTGGAACCCGGATACCTTGATTGTTGAAAAGAAAGCCGCAGGAGCGCCGTTAATCTATGAGTTAAGAAAGATGGGAATCCCGCTTTCTGAGTATACACCGAGCAAAGGAAGCGATAAGATAGCACGTGTAAACGCAATATCGGACTTGTTTGCATCCGGCGCAGTATGGTGTCCAGACACAAGATGGGCTGATGAGGTCATGGAAGAGCTGGCCGCATTCCCCAACGGAGATCATGACGACTTGGTTGACTCCAGTTCTCAAGCTTTGTTGCGTTTCAGACAAGGAGGGTTTATCTCCATCGACTCAGATGAAGAAGATGAACCTATCTATTACAGACGTAAATTGGAGTACTACTGATGACTATCGACAAAGCTTTATATTCACAAGGCATTGCCTCTGAACCAGACTTAGAAATTGAAATTGAGAACCCTGACTCGGTAACCATTGATACAGAAGATGTGGAAATTACCTTAGAACCCGGACAGGACTTGGGTGGGGACTTCAACCAAAACTTAGCCGAAGTTTTAGATGAGAGAACTCTACAGTCTATCGGTTCAGAGCTTATCGCTTTGGTAGATGCAGACATCAATAGCCGTTCAGATTGGGCAGAGTCTTATGTCAAAGGCCTTGAGGTATTGGGTTTGAAATATGAAGAACGTACTGAGCCTTGGAATGGAGCTTGTGGGGTCTATTCAACAGTTTTAACGGAAGCTGCAATTAGGTTCCAGGCTGAGTCAATCATGGAATCATTCCCTGCTGCCGGGCCTGTAAAGACTGAAATCTTTGGAACGACCACCAAAGAGAAAGATGATGCTGCCGCTCGTGTCGAAGAGGACATGAACTACAAGATTACCGAAAAGATGCCAGAATTTAGACCAGAACATGAAAGAATGTTATTTGGTTTAGGGTTATCTGGATCTGGCTTTAAGAAGGTTTATGATGACCCTGTACTGGGCAGACAGGTATCTATCTATGTCACCGCAGAAGATATCATTGTTCCATACGGCGCATCAAGTCTTAGAACCACAGAGCGTGTGACGCACGTCATGCGGAAAACCAAGAATGAACTCAAGAAACTACAAGCAACAGGGTTTTACAGGAATGTTGATTTGGGTGAACCCCAAAACATCATGTCTGACATTGAAAAGAAGAAAGCCAACCAGCAAGGCTACAAAGCTCTTGATGATGATCGCTATCAGTTCCTTGAAATCTGCACAGACTGGGACATCGATGGATTAGAAGAGTTAGATGAGAATGGAGAGCCGTCAGGCATTGCAGTTCCTTATGTGATCACCATAGATCGTGGGACAGGTAAAGTACTTTCTATCTATAGAAACTGGAAGGAAGATGATGATAAAAAACTCCCTCGTCAGCACTTTGTTGATTATTGTTACATTCCAGGTTTTGGCTTTTATGGCTTGGGCCTTATTCATATTATTGGTGGCTACGCTCGTGCTGGCACTTCCCTTATTCGTCAATTGGTGGATTCAGGGACATTGTCTAATTTGCCCGGCGGACTTAAAACCCGTGGCGCAAGAATTAAGGGTGATGACACGCCCATCGCTCCCGGTGAATTTAGAGATGTGGACGTACCCAGCGGAGCCATTAAAGACAATATCATGCCGCTACCATATAAGGAGCCGTCTGCGACCCTGTTAACTCTGTTAAATCAGATTACAGATGAAGGACGCAGATTGGGTTCTATCGGAGATCTTCAGATCTCTGATATGTCGGCCAATGCACCTGTAGGTACAACCCTAGCTCTTTTAGAGCGTACCCTGAAGACCATGTCTGCTGTGCAGGCACGTGTCCACTACTCGATGAAACAAGAGTTTAAACTCTTAAAGAACATCATTGCCGAGTACGCACCATCAAAAGAAGAGTTTGATCCTGAGCATGGCGATCATTTTGCCAGCCGGGAAGATTATGAAATGGTGGATGTAATCCCAGTATCTGATCCAAACTCTTCAACAATGGCGCAGAGGATCATGCAGTATCAGGCCATTATGCAATTGGCCCAAGGCGCACCACAGATCTACAATTTACCCAATCTCCATAGACAGATGATTGAAGTATTGGGCGTTAAGAACGGCGAGAAGTTGGTATTAACAGAAGATGATGAGATGCCAAAAGATCCCGTCAGCGAAAACATGGGATTCCTCAAAGGAGAACCCACTAAAGCCTTCATGTATCAAGATCATGATGCCCATATTGCAGTGCATACAACCTTTATGCAAGATCCTTCTATTGCGGCACAGATGGGTCAAAACCCAATGGCACAGCAAATGCAAGCTGCGGTCATGGCTCATATTGCAGACCATTTAGCCTTCCAGTATAGGCAACAGCTAGAAGATCAGGTGGGCGTGGCTTTACCTGCGCCCGGGGAGGATCTACCACCCCAGACAGAGGTGCAGTTGTCAAGATTGGTTGCTCAGGCAAGTACCCAGCTTCTACAGTTAAATCAATCCAAAGCAGCGCAGGCTCAGGCTCAACAACAAGCGCAGGATCCATTGATCCAAATGCAACAACAAGAGCTACAACTCAAGCAACAAGAATTGCAGAGTAAATCCCAAAAGATGCAGTCTGATAGTCAATTGGCGCAGGCAAAGCTTCAGTTGGAACAACAAAGAATCCAAATTGAACAACAAAGGAATCAACTACAAGCGCAGTCTGAATCACAAAGAGTTCAATCTCAGACCGAGATTCAGTTGAAGAAAGACCAGCAAATGATGCAAATGGAGATCATGAAACTCCAAGAGCAGGCAAGACAAGCAAATCAAAGGGTACAGACTGAGTTGTTTAAACGGAGTAAATAATGGAAGAAAAGATACTCAAGCATTTGCTATCCGAATTACGAGAGAAGGAACGTTCCCTCTCAATGAGTCTAGGTGACGGGGGAGCTGCGGATTTCCCTGCTTACCGAGATATGTGCGGCCAGATTAGGGGTCTCTTGTACGCACAGAATTTAATCACTGACCTCTTACGAAAAATGGAGCAAATCAACGATGAGTGATCTTTTAATCAGCGATGGGGCGGCAACGACTACCCTCCCAGACAACGCAGAAGACAAGGCAAGACAATTGCCTGATCCAGTTCGTTTTCAAATTTTAACAGTCTTACCCGAGATTGATGAAGAATATGAAAGCGGTATTGTGAAATCCAGTCAGTCTATCCACTATGAAGAAGTGCTTTCGCCAGTACTATTTGTAGTGAAACTTGGCCCAGATGCTTACAAAGATCCAACCAGATTTCCGTCTGGCCCATCCTGTAAGGTTGGCGATTTCGTTATCGTTAGACCCAATACAGGTACACGACTCAAGATTCATGGCAAAGAATTCAGGATCATCAACGATGATTCCGTAGAAGCTGTGGTTCAAGATCCCCGTGGTATCAGCAGAGCATAAGGAG